GGCAGCGATGCTCTCGGCCGTCCCGCCACGCCGATCCATCTCGCCGAACACGTCGCCGGGCCGTTCATAGTAGCGCGACACTGCCGCCCCCGCGCCGCGCGCGGTGGTCTGGCCGCGCAGGATCCGCCCGGCATTGGCCTCCGTGTGGGTCAGTTCCCACTGCACGAAAGCGGCCTGCTGGAGCAGGCTCGACCCCCGGATCGGGCGACCCATGACTTGGTAGAACATCGCCTGTCGATCGGGGTGCCACTGGGCGATGCCGTAGGCGAGACCCCGGTCGCCGACTTCGCCGGGGTTGAAGGTGCTGCTTTCGGCCTTGAGGTTGGCGATGATGCCGGCGGTCTGTTCGCGGGTCCAACCCTGCGCCATGAAGTAGGCGGTCAGGATGTTCATCGGGTCGCCACCAGTGGCGATCCCCAGACCCTCCGGGCCGCCGGCACCTACCCCGGCGAGGCTGGGGGCCGCCCCGGCGACGCCGCCATCCTCGCCCATGCCGAAGCGCGCGAGCAGGGCTTTCCGCGCCCATCCGCCGCCGGCCGGGGCCACGTCCTCGTCTTGGTAGCCGACCGATGGCGCACCCTCGCCGGCAAACATATTGGAGGTGCCGCGCTGAAATCCTGCGACCGCGTTGGGAGTGCCCGCACCGGACGACCGCTTATACCGGTCGGGCGAGATGGGCTTTAGATCCTGGTCAAGCCCGAACAATCCGGGGAAGGCGCGTTTATACCAGGGGACAAAATCCGGACCCGGTTTGGGATGATTGCGTTTCCATTCCTCGTTTTTCTGGTCGCTGAATTCGGGATCCTCACCGCCGGCCGGGCCGGTAAGGAGAAGCGGAAGCAGACGCAGCATCAGACCCCAGAACCCCATGCCGCCGCCGGTGGGTTTCCCAGCAGGAACCGGAGCGGAGGGGGTAACCGGCGCCCCCTTGCCTTTGCCGAACAATGCCCCGAGGCCGCCAGCGAGCATGTCGATGCCTTTGACCCACAGCATTCGACCGCCGATAAGCAGCACCGCCGCCGCGATGGTCGAGAAGACGTTGCAGACACCGGTAAGCTTGTAGATCCAGTCGTCCATGAAGCTGGCGGCGTCTCTGAGCGGCTTGAGGATACCGCCGATGGTGTCGATCGCGCCCTGGAACATATCCCAGTCGATCGCGTGCCGGCCGCCTTTCTTGTAGACGGCGTAATCGTCGAGGATCAGAAGCAGCGTGGTCAGCGCGGTGATGAACCAGAACAGCGGCGACTTCAGCAGGCTCAGCATCGGCCCCCAGGCAACCATTGCCGCGAGGCCGATCTCGATCGCCTTGGGCAGATGCATGAATGTTTCGATGCCCGTGCCCACGAGCCGGACGAAGCCTCCCAGAACGGTGGCGGCGACATCAAACCACTTCTGGAACGTGGCCTGATTGTGCAATAGGAATTCGTTGAGTTTCTCCAATTCGGGCAGCAGCTTGTCGAACAGCGTCGATCCGAATTTCTGCTTCATCGTATCGAAGATCAGACCCATCTTGTTGAACTGGCCGATCACCTCGTCGGCCTTGTGCGACCATGCGTCCTGCTTCGCCTTCAGTTGCTCCGGAGTTCCCACCCCCCACACGAGACGCTGTATCACGCCGCCCTCACGGGCGATCCGCTCCATGTCTCCCGACGCCAGCCGGTTCATCGTGTTTTCGTCGATGCCCATCTGCCCGGCGCGGCGCAGGGCGACCGAGTATTCCAGCGATCCCTGCTGGGCGAGGTTGCCGCCATGGGTGCGGAAATACTCGCCGAGTTGCTTCATCCGCCCGACGGTGTCGGTCGCGGTGACGCCAAGCGCGCGCAGGTAGTTGGTCGCCGCCGGCCCCATGTTGCGGGTCCACGCGCCGAACCGCTCGATGCTGCCGACCGCCTCCTCGCTGGAAGCGCCGAGTTGCTGCATCGCATAGCTGGCGGCCTGGATGTCGCCTACCGAAGAACCCAGGCGCTCACTCATGAAATGGAACTGGGATCCGGTCTCCGCCAGGGTCTTGCCCAAGGCGAGCACCGCCACTGCCAGCCCGCCGATCTCGGCCGCGACGCCGCCGACCGAGGTGGCGACACGGCGCAATACGCTGATGAAATTATCTTGCGATGCCGTATCTACGGCATACTTCAGATTGACGACGAATTCCTGGAGGGTCTCGGCCATCTCAGACGCTCGGCCTGATGCCGATGGGGTTCTCGGTCGGGTCGTAGGACTCCGTCACGATCTCCGTATACCACGCGTTGCCACGGCTCTCGCCCTGGTGGCGCACCGCGTTGACCCGGTAGTAGCCATCGACCTGGAACGTCTTCTCCTGGGTTTCCAGCTTGAGTTCGAGGTCGGCGAACAGCGACGCGTTGCCCTTCTCGATCTTGGTGACATCCTTCTGGTTGATACGAACCTGCCCGCCGGGGACGATGCTGGGATTGAGCAGGCAGCGTATGTCCACCCCCTTGCCGAGGGTCAGGATGGGCATGTCGATCAGTCCGGTTCGCGAATTCAGCACGGGGACGACATCGTTGGACATTTGCAGTGGTGAGCCCTTGGCCAGTACGTTCAGCTTGCCATCCTTGTCGATGAAGGCTTCGCCGTTGGCGGTGCGGGCGAGATCGCGCAGCACGTCCCTGGCCATGCCGTAAAGTGCCCGCCCGCGTGGTGCCCCGGCGCTGCCCAGGTCCATCACCTGTCCCAGGCTGAGCCCCATAGCGTCGGCCACCGCCTGGAGCACATCACGCTGCGAGTGCCCCGCCGGCAGGGTGGTATTGATGATCGCCGCCGTCACCGGCTGGTCGCTCTGGAACGCATGCACTTCGACATAGGTGTCGGTTCCCCCGCGCCTGCCATGTTTGAAATAGACGATCTCACCGCCGAAGATCTTGCCGTATTGCGTCGACGGCTTGGCGTATCCGGCTTCGAGCCAGATGAAAGTCAGTTCGTTGTTGAGACGGTTCACCACGTCCTTGCCGACGTTGTAGATCGTGATCTCGGCCTTGGTCGGGGTCATCAGGGCGGCGGATTCAACGTGGAAGATGAAATCGAATTCGCTCAGATTGAGCGCGCTGCTATCCTTCGCCTGTTCATAGGCTGGCCGGTCCGGCTTGATCTCCTGGCGCGGCCCGACCGACAGCTTCCAGTCGCGTTTCCACAGCGTCTCGCCCTGGTTGACGGGGTTCTCCTCGCGGGTATAGGGGGCGGTGATGCGGCGGTCGGAAACCTGGACCTCGTCGACCGGAGGCAGTGTTCCGACGCCGCCGCTGCCGCTGGATCCGCCATCGGCTCTGCCGCTCATCGTCGTTCCTCCTGCGCCTCGCGCACACGGCGTTCGTTCTCCGCCCGCACTTCGAGCGCGGCATTGGCCAGCGCGACATGCTCAAGGTCGAGCGTGCCGTCGATCAGGCTTTCCAGCCGCATCATGCCGGCGAGCACCGGCGCCATCAGGTAGTCCTCACCATCGGCCATGGTTACCCAGGCGATGGCGGGGTTGGCGGCGGAGCGAAGACGGGCGTCGGCGCATTTGGCGCTATAGCGAAAAAACCGCCCAGGTTCTCCTGTATGACGGTCCAGCAGATTGTCATCAGCGCGTTCAGGTCGATGTCGCTATACTGGTCCTGACTCGCTCCGGGGGTGCGCAGCGGCGGACCCCAGATGTTGGAGCCGTTGGTGCCTTCGCGCCGGTGGGTGACCGCGAAGCATTTGTTGACCAGGGTGTTGACCTCCTCCTCCGACATATGGGCGAACGCCTCGAAGAACGGCACCATGAACGCAAGCTGGCGTTCGACCGGGGTCGCTTCCCCGACGCTCTGGGTCAGCGCCATCTGCACCATCGGACCGAGAAGCGGCCCCAACCCGCGCAGCAGATGAAGCTGCTCGCGCGCGCTCATCTTGCCACAGCGGTAGGTGAAGCCGCCGGTTTCAAACTCGGCCATGTCAAACTACCACTTGATTGACGATGATGTGGACGCCGGGCGGTGCGGCGATCGTCACCACCACGACATGCTCCGGACCCGGCATCGGGATCGTCCGGCGGTATGTTCCGTCCCACGCCTCTTCCAGATCCTTCTCTTTCAGCGGCGAGCGGTTGCAGTCGACATTGCCCGACACGCCGGGCGCGTCGCCCTGGTCGGTGAACTGCCACAGGAAGTATTCCGGCCATGTCGCGGTCGGCCATTCCGGCTGCGGCGCCGAGGTGTATTGGGCGATCCATAGCTGGTGCCGGGCGAGGTCGGCCATGTGCTTGGATCCGACCTGTTCCTTTATCAAATGCCCGGAGTAAATGACG